TTTGCGTCAACGGCGCGTCGCACAGATTGCCAAAGCAGTCCGTCGGCTCCTCCAGGATCGAGAACCACCAGTAGAAAGTGGTATTGGTGCGTTCACAAAGGGGGCTACAATTGAGCTTGCCCGATCCAAGGGTGGTGGTGGTGCACAGCTCTACAAAGCAGCACAAGGCCGCATCCGTGAATATCACGAGATGCTTTATGGACCTCCCGGTGAAACTGAAATTATTGTAAGCACTGGGAGTCGGGCTTTGGACGAAGAACTTGTTGTTCAACAGGCAATTGATGACGCCGAGCTTGAAATAAAAGGTTTTATGAAGCTCGAGGCTGTCACCGTCCCTGAAGCCGGTGGTAAGTGCCGCGTGGCCACAAAGGGTAAAGCTGCCGTCGTGTTTTGTGCTTCGGCACTTCGACGGGCCCTGTGGCCAATTGTAGAGAGTGACGAGTCTATTGACCTTGACCAGGTATGGGACCCAGCCTCCTGGGATAAGAATGAGATCTATCCCGGGAAAGTTGCTATATCGCGGTTGCTGGGACGCTATCCTGGCTGGTACTCTGCGGATTTGACCCGCGCATCTGATTTGATTCAGCATGATGTCGCAGGCGCCATCTGGGAAGAAATTCGGCAGTATGCCAAGTATCCCCGTGATGGTTTTGCAGATAGGCTCGCACGTCACGTATTGGGCAAGGCGGAGATTATTTATCCAACAAGTAAGAAGCACATTAAAAGCGCTCGGGGCATCCCTATGGGCATGCCCCTTACATGGATTATTTTGAATTTGTATAATCGCGCGTGCTTGTACCTTGCCAATAATGGTGCTCCACTCCAAGCCGTCTTCCGCGGCGACGACATGGCGGTTAATACTACGCCTGAGGTTGCCAGCAGCTATGAAGCAGGGATCAAACTCGATGGAGGTCTCCCGAACATAAAGAAGTCCTTCTTTTCTAATGAAGGTTTCGTGTTCGCAGAGCAGACCTATGATGTCGAGTTGTCCACTGCTGATATTGAGTTTAAAGAAATAGCTGATTCTGGCGTGTCGGCCGCAGAAGGGCTTGGACGTGTGATCCGCCACAAGAGGAGTCGTGTTGCTCATCGTCTTTCTGATGCTCCAGTCCGCTACGCCATTCCTAAACCACGATCGAAAGTCCCTTGGCTCATTATTATGGGGCCATCGTTCTTTGCTAGTTCTGCTTCCCTCTCTAAGGAGGCACCGCGGGTTTTCCGCCGGTATTTGAATGAATTTGAACGGCAGAACCATGGGCATGTTCAATGGGCACGCGATCATGGTGTTGGGGTATACGTCCCCCGGGAATTGGGTGGCTTTGGACTGCCACATCCAAGTGGCAAATGGCATCGGGGTGTATCGAGTTCCGTGTGGTCTCGACGTATTGTTTCTCTTTGGGAAACCACGTTGGGGAACCGTGATCATTTGATTGATCACAGATTGACACCCTACAATCCCTTCGACGTCAGTAATGAAGAAGTCTATGCGCGAGAGGCAGTCGATCGCCTCCGTTCGCGAGAACAACATCATGTTACTGACAGTATTAGTTGGGATTGGGAAGGGCTTCCATTTAATACTCAAGGTACCA